GCCACATGAATCCGCAGCTCCCAGGCGTCCTTCGGGTAAATGTCCCGGAAAGCCGTGCCGCACTCCTGCCGCCGTTGTCGGACGTACTCATTTGCCGCTGTGTGGAGTGCATCTTCGGTCCCTGCGTAGATCGTGTTTCCCTGCTTTCGCCCTTCGTAATGCAGGCTGCCCATCAAGGTGTAGCTGCCGACAATTTGGCCGCTCACGTCCTCGTCAAATTCGGTGTTCATTTTCACGGCGCTCTCCGCTGGCCTAACACGTCGCTCAAGCGGGACCGTCCGCAAGCGGCCGGCCCCTTAGCTCTGCGTTAGGGGCTACGCACTTGCTGCATATCGGCGCGGTCTGCTCCACCGGCCCTTTGCGGCTCTGCGCAGTCCATCGCATAGTCTGTCCACTAAGCTCCTGCGGTGTGCGCCAGAGTCCGCACTTGCCGCACTGCTTTTGCTTGATGCCGGCCTTCATCTGTACCTCTGCCCATTCGTGCCAAGCTAGGTATCCCTCGGGTGGCAGATCGCCCGGCTTGTAGGTGTCCTGCTCCAACATGCACGCTACTTTCATTTTTCGCCTCCCGCCCCTAACCATTCGTTGCATGCGAGGCCGCTTCGCGGCCAGCATCAAAACGGAATGCTGTCTTCCGGGAAGTCACTGCCTGCACCGCCCTGCTGTTCTGGCGTCGGCGCGTGGCTTTGACTGTTCCGCTGCGCAGTATCGCGGCGTTCGCCGTCGTGCTTGCTTCCTTGCAGCGTCACGTCTGAAACTCGTAACGTCATGTACGCCTTGCCGTCGTGTACCCGCACGCCTGCCTGACCGCTTACGACTACCTTTTGGCCTTTTCCGATGTATTGCTCCAGCGACTCCGCTCGCTTGCCCCACAGTGAGCAGTCGACCCAAAGCGTGACGTTCTCTTGCCCTTTGCGCTCGGTCACGCCGACCGAGAAGTTCAGAACGGGATCACCCTGCGGCGTGTGACGCAGAACCGCGTCTTTCCCGACGTTGCCAGCTACGGTCCAGTTATTCATTCGGCTACCCTGTATTTCGCAACAATTCGATCAACGTCGGCGACAAACTCCGACACGGCCACCGACAGACGCGCGATATAGTCAACGTCGCGAGTCACGCGTTTGATGAAGATCGGAAGCCCAGGCCAGTACGAAACGAAGTCGCACCAATCCCGCCCGCTCACCCAAAGCTGCCCCTGAATCTGAGGGATGTGTTCTGGCGGGACTTCGCCGGACTCAAGAACCTCAAGCTGCAGATGCGGAAGTTTCGACTTGATTTCGAGCGCGCCATCTTCTCCAACAAGCGAATCAGGACTGCAGCCGATCCGACCGCGCCGCAGGAATCCGACCTGCACAGGCTCAACGTCAGCGATCAGCGCGTAAGCGTCGCGGGCCTCGCCTTCGAGTGCCTTGCCGCGTTCCGTGTGCCGGTTTCCTTCCCACTTGTCTGCGACCTGCCCTGTGATGATTTCACCGGCAAGCGTGAGCATGTATTTCCGGCGCGTCACTGAGTCGCCGCCGCCGCGACCCTTTGCAAGCACGGTCGCAAACTCGCTGGCAGTCACCACGCCAGCGCGGGCCGCGAACCATTCATCCGTGCCTTGCTCGCATTCGATTACCTGTAGTGCATCAAGCATTGTCGCCACCCTGATCCGGCTTGCGCTGACTCAACAGCGTGCGACACTTTTCAAACCATGACGCCGGAATGTCGCTCAGGCTTTCGACCTTTGCCCATTGCAGAAACTTCGATTTGTCGCGCCCGTTGGCGTCGATCAGGTCTTGAAGTTGCGCCTGTTGTTCGTCGTTGAGCGTTTCGACCTGCCGGGATGTGCCTCGCCCGTCGTCTTCCTGCATGTCGCACGCTGCAAGCCCGAGCGCTGACATGAGCGTGTATCGCTGCAGGTATGTCACGGTCGATCCTATTTGCTGGATCGCATTTTTGTTTCCGGTTTCGTCGGGTCGCGATGACATGCGAACGGTTTCTGTGTGGCCCATCTGGTGAGTGATTGCGCACGTCACCGTAATTTGTCCGTCTACCTGCTCGACATCCCAGCGGTGCGAAAGTCCATGCTTACCCATTCCAGACACCGCAGAGTCAACCACATCAGCAAGCGTCGCGTGTGTGTAGTGCGTGCGTCCTTTTTGGGTTGTGAAGTCCACCGTTTTTGACTTGGAGACAAGAATTGGCTCGGATTTGAACAGCGCCATCGCAGCGACGAACGCCTTCCGTGCTTCGTTCGCTTCCCAACGCTCCTGCAGTTGCATCAGCTTTTCGAGCTGATCCAAGTTTGCGCCCTGGCTTACGGCCATCTGCAGCAAGTGCGCAGGCGTTGCTGCTGGCTGCATTTGGATTTCGTGTATTTTCTCAATCGCGCTCATGCTGCGCACTCCATACGCTCGATTGCAGCGCGTAACTTGCGCGTCACAAGGTGCTCGCCAAGTCCGTTGTCTTCAAGCAGCTCGACAGCCTCGCGCGCTGATTCGACAAGCGTAGCGTTCGCAATCACCATCGCGATGCGTTCCTGTTCTGCCGCAGCGCGTGCTTCGCGTTCTGCCTTGGCTTTCTCTTCTGCTTCATGTCGCGCAATGCGATCCGCCTTGCGCTGCGCTTCCTGCGCTGCCAGAAGCTCGGCGCGCTCAATTGGCGCAAGTTCAGTTGTCATGCAATTCTCCAGATGATGTACCCGCAAAACAAAACCCAAGCGACGCCAATCGTCTTCCACGACTCGACCCAATCCAGCGACGGCACCGCCAAGAATCGAGTCCAAAAAGTGCCCGCTGTCGCGACAGTGGCGGGCGCACTGTTGGGGGGATTCGCCACGCTGGCAGGGGGAGTGCCAGCGTTTTGAAGCGTGCGCGACTCACGCCGGGGGAGTTCCGAAGGGTTGAACTGGTATGCGTGCGGCAGCGAATGCACTGCAGTTGCGCCTATTTGCGCCTCGAAAGGCACCAGGACGTATTTGCGCCGCCAGATTTCGCGGCGGTCTTGGTTTGACAGCGGCGGCACAGGCCATCGCGAAGCGATTCGCTCAACGATCATGCGGCACCGCCTTTGCGCTTGGCGCGTGCGCGGTTTCGGGCTTTTGTTGCAGCGCGCTTGATTGCTGCTGCACCAGTCTTTCGCGACCCTGTGAGCGGGTACGTGTGAATCACGAACCGTTCAAGCGTGCTCATTCGTCACCGCCTTCCGCAGCAACTGCGCGGTCATATTCGGCGGCATCCTCAAGCCACTCGAACTCTACCTCTAACACGCGATCAATCAGCCAGGTATCAATCTGTTCGCGCACAATATCCTCGCCAAGGATATTCATCGCCAGGCGAAACAATCCTTCAGCGTCCAGCTTGGCAATGTCAGTGCCGCGATCATCCTTGTACCGCTCAATCGCTTCCTCGCGCAGGTCGCTTTGATAAGTGTGCATTTTGCTCTCCTTCCCGCCCCAAGCGGTGAGGCCATATCACCACGGATCAAGCTGGTTTGCAACTACGGTTGCGCGCATTTGTTCCGATCGAAAACTGCGATGCGATAGGGAAAAACTATTAGACAACACGCCGCAACCGTGGTTACATATCCGCACCACAACAACGGAACGCGAACATGATGAAGGTCAAGACACTGCTGAAAAACTCATGCATCAACCGTGGGCAGCTTGCGAAGATCGCAGGATGCAGCCGCGCGGCGGTTGCGAAATGGGACGTTATCCCGCTTGGTCGCGTTCCAGCGGTGGCTAACTCGCTTGGCATCATGCCTGAGATTCTGCGCAGCGATGTGACATGGCATCGCGACGCGGAAGGCGCGATAACCGGTTACACGGTGGCGGTCGCGCCATGAAACACGACCGAGAGAAAATCATTGCTCACTTGACAGCGATACTCGCGCAGCTTGAACGCGAGCACAGCCTCGCAGAGCAGAACGCCGCAGCGGTCGCGCTTGGACGGCCTGATCTTGTTCGTGATGGACAAACGGAGCTTGCACTGTGAGCGAGTCGTACACCAAGCTCTTTTCTAGCATCACGGAGTCAACAGTGTGGGGCGAGCCGTATGCTACCCGCATCGTTTGGGTGACATTCCTCGCGATGACGAACGCAAAGGGCTTCGTGTACGGGTCGATACCAGGTATTGCGAGGCGGGCAAACGTTACGCTCGCAGAGGCTGAGGCGGCGCTTGCTGCGTTCCTTGCGCCTGATCCGCACAGTCGGTCGAAGGACAGCGACGGCAGGCGCGTTGAGGAAATCGACGGCGGCTGGCGGCTGATAAACCATGCCAAGTACGCCAAGATTCGAGACGCATCCGAGCGCGCAGATGCAAAGCGAGAATGGGACCGCGAGAACAGGCCGAGCGGATATGCGAGAACAAAACAGTCCGACTACAGTCCGACAAAAGTCCGACAGTCCGACGAAAGTCCGAACAGTCCGGCCACCCCGACCCCACTAGATATAGATATAGATATAGAAAAGAAGAAAAGCATGTCATCGGACAAGCCGACGACCGATAGCAAGGAGGCCGAGCGGGTAGCAGAGCTGACCAAGATCGCGGTCGATGCGTACAACACGACGATGATCGGATTGCCGAAGGTCGCATTGGTCAACGACGTTCGGCGAAGGCAGGTTCGGCGATGTCTGCCGACCGCTCGCGAGATTTGCCGAACGATGTTTGGGACGCCTCGCATACCTGCCGAGTTCTGGCCGTCCTACTTCGCCGCATGCCAAGCGGATGACTTTTGCGCCGGTCGAACTGTCGGAAGCGGAACGCACGCGAACTGGCGACCGGATTTCGAGTACCTGACACGCGCCGAAGTCATGACGCGGATTTTTGACAGAGCATCGGAGGCGAATCGATGAAGCAGCAAGCAATCCAGCTACCGGACCCGCGAGAAACCGCGCAGGCCGCACGCATCGCGCTGGAAACGGCGATCAAGGACGCGCCTGCCTATGGCGCGAAGGTCGGACAAATGCGAGTTGACTGGTATCGCCAGCGGCTCGAACAAATCGAGCGCCGCGAGCGCGAAAGGGGGATTGCATGAGCCGCATCGAACTGCACGACCTGCCAGCACGAATGCGCCTGCTATCCGTCGAGCTTGAGCAAGTCGGCGCGGCTGTTTCGTATTTTGGCGGATTTGGGCCGTTTGGCGAATGGGGACGCCTGCTTACTGAGCATACCGCGCCGATGATGCGCGAGATTGCTGACGCGTTGCAGCGCATGCAGGTAGGTGGATCGGCATGAGCGGCTCCAACGCAAACCGCGTGCCGCCGTGCCACAACCGACCCGAGCGCGATCAAGGCTGGTGGTATCGCAACGGCCACCGGCCAAGCGACCTAAAGCCGCGCCTGCGCTGGCAGCGCCGCTGGTTCACCTACCGCTGCGCTGCCTACGACTCGCATCCGAGCACCGTACCTGTCCCTGTCGCAGAGGGCTGGCTGTGCGCCGGTTGCCGGTGGATGCCTGAGCGGGTGACGCTATGACCGACAAACCGACGGCGCATCCGCACATCCGCAAGCCGAAGCCTGGGCATCCGTGGAAAGCCTTTGCAGCCTGCGCACGGGATAAGAACAGGCGCAGCCCGCCAGCGAAGCAAACCACGACGAAGCCGAAGGTTCCGAAATGAGCGCAGCACATTGCGTTCTAGGCGGGCTGATGATCGACGCGAGAAAGTGCGCGCTGATCGACTGGCTACCCGCTGAGGCGTTTGGCGAGGAACGCGAGGCCGCGCTATATCGCCTGATCCGCGACATGCACAGCAAAGGCGATCCGGTTGACGTGATCACCGTTGCAGAGCGGTCGCCGGAAGGCTGGCAGGATCATGAGGTATTGCAGCTCGCAGGGGACACGCCAAGCGCGTCAAACGTAGTCGCCTATGCCGAGATACTGCTACAGGCATGGAAGCGTCGCAGCGTGGCGCGAGTTGCGTCTGCGCTGGCGTCAGACATGCGCGGAGATGCCGACTTGGACGCCGCATCGATGGCGGCAGTGTCGAAAATCAACGAAATCACCGCCTCAACGCAGCGATCAGGGCCGATGCTGGCAAAGCCTGCGCTGAAGCAATGGTTCTCCGAGTTCCAACAGCGCGCGCAGTCCGGCGACGTGATGACGGGATTGCCTACGCCGTGGACCGAAATCAACGCGCTGACCTACGGGCTTGATCCTGGTCGTCTGTACGTCATCGCCGGTCGCCCTGGTGCTGGCAAATCCGTTCTCGGGGAGAATCTTTGGTCGTTCACGGCAATGAGCGGCAAGCGCGCGCTGATGTTCTCGCTGGAAATGCCAGCAAGCGAAATGCTGCAGCGATCAATCGCGTCGCGTGGCGGCGTATCGTGGGATTACCTGCGAAACCCTACAAAAAATCACGATGACGGCGACGCGGCAAAAATGGCTTCGACAGTGCAGGCGCTGGCCGAAACGCCATTGCTTATCGACGAAACGCCATCGATCACGATTCAGCAGCTATCGGCGCGGGCTGATCGTGAGCACTTGCGGTCGCCGCTGTCGCTTGTCGTGGTCGATCATATGCACATCATGGGCAGACCGCGAAAAAATGACGTTTCCGAGCTTGGCGAAATCAGCGCAGGTCTGAAATCGATATCGAAGCGGCTCAATGTGCCTGTTGTCGCGCTTGCACAGCTCAACCGAGGCAACACTCAGCGCACAGACAAACGCCCGACCATGGCTGACCTGCGCGGCTCCGGCGAAATCGAGCAGGACGCCGACGTGATTTTTT